AATATATCTGAAAAGCATTTCTGCAATTTACTCAAAAAATCTTCATTTTAACCTTGACTTTTAATAGTTAGACTTTCTTTGTGTTCCTCTCTTAACTGTCTTTATTATATTACATATTCCGTACTATGTCAATACATATTCCGTACTATTTTAAAAATCTTTTAAAATAAAGAAAAAGCACACTTTTTAAAGGTGTGCTTTTAGTTCCGTGATATACATTATTTCCTTGCTCTTTTGGTAGCCAAATTCCTAAAGGCGGCGTTGCTTATGCTGCTGCTAAATTGGCGGCGTTTACTGCTGCCGTCACGGTGTTACCGATACCAATAACAATTCTGTCATTCTTAACCTCGATAACATCATATTTACTGTACCAACACTTAAACATATTGCCGTAGTAATCGTAAGCATTGATAACCTTTACTTTCTGCCCTACCTTGAAGCCGTGGGCGTTTTCTGTTTCTTCCTGGGTCGGAATGTCGGTTGGTACTTCTGCATCCGCCGGGGCTTCTGCAATCTCTTCATCCTTTGCAATGTTGGCGGCGTTTACTGCTGCCGTCACGGTGTTACCGATACCGATAACAACACGGTCCCCGTTTACCTGGATAACATCATATTCATCATAGTAGGTTGCGAAACGCACCCCGTTGTATGTGATGTTGTCAATCACTCTTACCTTGTCCCCCACCTTATAACCGTGGGTTTCCTTGTTCGCCGGTCCCTGGTTCTCTCCGTCCCATGTATCATACTGTGTAAGGTTGTAAGAATTGATGATGTTCATTACATTCTTGATGTATGTAGGACTTGTTGCATATCCGCCGTTTTTGATTGCGGTAATGGCACTTTCGGCGTTTCCGTTGTTTACTGCTCCGGCATAACGGGAACTTCCGCAAATCAGATTGTAATAATCCGCCACGCTCTCTTCTAGGCTATCATAAGCACGGAAAGCGGCGGTAATCTGCGTGTATGTCTTACCGTCATAGCACTCGTTTGTTTTACTACTGTAAACCTTGCCTTTCCAACTGCTTCCGGCCTTGATGCCAAAAAACGCATTAGCCTTTGTCATAAGCCCGGATGTTCCCCACCCGGTTTCTAATGCGGCCTGTGCGATACATACAGACGGTAAAACCCATTTATCACGGGTTAAATATTCTTTTCTTGCGATTGCTGCCAATTTTGCAATAAAGGCGTTTACCTGGTCTTTTGTTGCCATGTCTTATTCCTCGCTTTCTTCTTTTTCTTCCGCTTTCGCTGCGTTCTTGTCCCTTAACTGCAAAAGCACATCTTTTAACTGCTGCGGTATGTTGATAAATTCCGCCGCATTTTCCAAAATGGAAAGTGCTTCATTGCAGATAAAGAAAACAATAACAATTTCCCTTAATGGTATTGTGTCCCCGGTCATTCTCTGCACGTTGTAGGCAACTGCGATAACCACAAATACCATGATTTTTTTTACAATCCCCTTAAATCCGATTGCACTTGAAAGTTCTTTTTTATAGACTGCTTTCAAAATGCCCGTGAAATAATCCAGGATAGCAAAAAGCAATATTGTGTATAACATCACATCCCAACCGCCGAACAACGAAACGATAAAACCGCCAACCAATCCGCCAATCACGGAAATAAAGTTAAACATTTTCTCCATTGTTCCATGCTCCTTTCCTTGTTTTTTACAAGTAAATCATATAATGGAACGGCTTTTTATTCTGACCCTTTTTACGCCGTTGCTTCCAGGCGTTCCCATTCATAGAATAACAATTCGTATTCAACCGCCTTTGCAATGTGGTATGTGTCGGCGTGTCCTAAATGTCCTTTTCTGCTTTCATACTTCCGGTTAAATTCTTCCGGCGGCAATTCGCCCAACTCATACGCCTTTACATCTTGCTTTAACTTTCTGATAGATGATTTTCTTACTTTCTTGTGGTCTGCATAGTGGATATATCCGCAAAAATCTATGCCATTCCCGGCGTATAGGATTGTGCTTTTAGGGTTAATATGCAAAAGCATTTCATTTTCCAAAAATTCTTCTATTCTCTTAACCCATTCTTTTAACTGCTCCAAATCATCCGATAGGATAATAAAATCATCCATGTACCGCACAAAATACGGAATATGTAAAACGTGCTTGCAAAATTTATCTAACTTATTGCCGTACACATTCGCAAATAACTGACTTGTGAGGTTTCCAACGGGTATTCCCACGCCGTCCGGCAATATGCCGTTGTGGTCTATAATATCATCCATTAACATAAGGGCTTTCTTATCCCCTATATAGCGGCGGTTTTCATCCTTTAATTTGTCATGTGGTATAGATGCAAAATACTTTGATATATCCCCTTTAAAGGCATACATCCTTAACCCTTGCTTTACCTCTGTTTCATACATCCATTGATACAATGTATCACTTGCGGCGTGCATCCCCTTACCGCTCCGGCAAGCGTAAGAATGGTAATAAAATCCGTTTTCAAATACGGGTTGAATAGCGTTACAAATCATGTGTTGCACCACTCTATCATAGAACGGCAACGCCATAATAAGCCGTTCTTTTGGCTCAAACACCTTAAATATCTTATATTCCCCTTGCCTATATGTTAAATTCTGTATTTCCTCGGTTGCTCTTAAAAGTTCCTCTTCCTTAACCATAGAAAAAGCCAATACCTCATTCGTGTACCGCTTGCACCTTGCCGCCTGGTGGAATGAAGTATTGGCATTTTCAAAGGTCCCCATTTTCTCATGTAGTCCCTTTACTGTTTTCATTTAATCCCTACCAATTTTCAAATATTCTATTTTACTAAAATGTGGTTTGCTTTGTTAGTTTGTCCGGTATCGCACCGGAACGGGCAAACCGTCTGACTTACTTAAAATGTAAATCTTTGCTAGTGGCCGCTTGGGCTTCTATGTCTATAAAATTGTAAAGTCACACACGCACCGCACACCAATGTTCGTGTTCACGTTCCACGGGTAATTGTTGCAATTGACGGCACGGCTACCGCAATGCACGCCGTTGTTCCAATTGCCGCCGCCAATGAGGGCGTGCAAGGCTCGGAAAGTTCCGTGAACTGGCCCGGTGCATATTAACAGTTTCCCCAAAATAAAATTGGCAATGCCAACATTATTTCCAATTTCCATTCTTTACGGCTTCGATTATTCCGCCAATGATACATCCTAATTCTGTCATTTTCTTACTCAATACTTCGTATCTGTGTTTGCTCATTGCCGGATATTCCAAATCGTAGGAAAGCCGTATGAGGGTTTTGATAAACTGCAACTCTACATCTGCGTTATATATATGGCTCTTTGTCCCGGTCTTTCTAAATCTGATTACTGATTTAAGCATTTCAAAAACCGCCGTTTTAATTTGGCTCTGCAATGCGAATTTCTCAAATTTCGGAAACTGTGACAATATGGGATAAAGGTATAAAAGAAAATCATAGGTCTTTTGATACGCTTTCATGCTCTCCATATACGCATCCGCTTGATTGCTTTTCTTGTTCTCTGCCATGTTTTTATCCTCGGTTTATATATTTTTCTATGGGGTGGGCTTTCGCCCACCCTGGCAGATTACAGACTGTCACACACGCACCGCACACCAATGTTCGCGCCCACGAACCACGGGTAATCGGCGCAATAGACGGCACGGCTACCGCAATGCACACCGCTGCCCCAACTGCCGCCGCCAATGAGGGCGTGCAAGGCTGTTTGTGACGGCATATAAATTTGACCGTAGCCGGACATAACATTGTACCAATTCCAGGATGCAGCGGTTGGGTCTAAACACAACTCGTTAATCCATTCCCACACGTTCCCGGCAATGTCCATAATGTTTTTTACAGAAATTGCATTTTTGATTTTTCCAACGGCGGTTCTTGCAGTGTTGGTTGTTGCGGTCCAACCGTTTGTATTGCTGCCGTCTAATCCCTGGGGGCTTCCCTCTGCTGCAATTAACCACTCTGCAAGGTCCGGTAAACGCTTTCCGACACGGGCAGCCTTTTCATTGGCAATATACCAATTTAAACCCTCTGTACCCGTAATAGGCGTTGCATTATATACAGATTGTAAGCCGTTCGCCCCATCATCTGATGCAAGGTAAATATCAGCCCACAAACCATTCCCCAGGTATGCCATACCGGACGGGTCGCACTTCGGACGGTGTAAGGCGGTCCACACAGAGTTAGGGGCAATGTCCTCACGCACGTTACTTTCCCAACCGCTACCACGCACACTTCCACTTGTATTTACTTCTCTGCCGTATTCATCCACATTTCTAACAAAGCCATAATGGAAACCGCCAATTTTACGGGTGTTTGTATCGTCCCATTCCACGCCGTCCGGGAATGTGGAATTTTCAGAGATTAAATAAACCTCGTTTGAACTGTCCTTGCCATTGTTGCATAAGTAAATGTAATAATCTTTGCCGTGTGCAAAGCTGCTTGCACCGTCCAGGTTGGCGGCGGAAAGCGTTGTTTCTTCGGTCTGAAAAATGGCATCCCCTACCGCAATAACTGCCCCGGCAAGCACGGTTAATTGTCCGGCTGCGGAATACTGTATAAACGCCTTTTCACTCGCTACAATGTCCGATACGGCGGCCATTTTAGCAACTGTGATTTTCGCCCTCTCGTCCGTCATATTCTCGTCATAAACAAATAATCTTCCCATTATGCTAACTCTCCTTTCATCTGCTCCACTTCCTCTTCTGTAATTCCCAGGCGGTCATAAAATGTAACCTCTGCCGGAATACCGATTGTAGCCGCATCCGCCGCAATAGCCTTTGAAAGTGTTAAAATTGTGTGCTTGGTCTGATTGTTATTTGTGGTTGTTTCGGTATCTGCTGCCGCCGTTCCCTCTGTTGCTGCCACTTCCTGGTCTGCTTCTACTGCCTTTTCAACCTCAATATGCTCCACGGTCTTAACGGTTGCGGTCACGTTCCCGGCTTTTACCTTGTCCCCCTCTGTAACCTCGTTTACAAACATAAGGGTAACGCCCTTTCTGTCCTCGGTTTTCTCCAGGATAGGGCAAAAGATGAAATTCTGATTTTCCAACTTCTCAACTGCTGCCAACCAATCTTCTTTCTTCAATCTGCCTTTCTTTACAAGTTTGTAAGTGTTGACTAAATCCGCCTTTGTCTTAATTACTTTTGGAAATCCTACCATTGTTTAATCCTCTCTCGTATTATAAAGTAGTAGTATTTATAGACCCTCTCCAAGGTCTGTATGCTATTTCCATCATAACCATTCTTTACC